TATAGAGAAAAATGAAATTATAAATTTTAAGAACGAATATTATAATACATTTTCAAAATATGAAGGTATTTATCAAAGAAAAAATGATCAATATAAAGAATTAATATCCACATTTTCAAAAGCTTACTTAGAGATCTCAGACTTTTATGTTGGAGATAATCTTCCAAGAGAACATTATTTACAGTCTAAACATGATATAGAAACATTATATTTTTTATTTTATTTTTTCGCTTTTGCTGAACCATATTTAGAAGCATATCATAAAAAATATTGTTCTTAATATATGATAAAATATATTTTACTATTAGTAATAATTCTATTATATTGTAAAACATCAGTAAAAGAAGGTTACGAAGGACATGAAAGTAATATAATAATGAATTGTCCTGAAAAATATGAAATCGGTATAGGTGAAATATCAAAATTAAATAAATATCCAAATTATGTAGGTTATTCTCCAAAAGAATATTATTATTTAACATTAATAATGGATTCAAAAGAACCATTGCCCAGTGATCCTGATTTTTTTAAATAATATATTATAATATATGGAAATTGAAAAAGCAATAGACTTTAATACATTATTTTTATCATTATGTTTTTTTATATTTGTAGATTATGTACATAGTTCAAATCATTTAGATATATTTTACAAAAATAAATAAATATATTTATTTATATGGTAATCAAACAAATATTTTCAATTTTCATAGCTTATTTATTATATATGTTATTTAATTATTCATGTCCAGATTTTATAATTAAATAAGCGTTTAATATTGATAGAATATATATTAATTAAATTATAATGGAAAAAGTTACACCTATTAATGAATTAAGTCAAAAAATGGGAGATGCTGATAATGATATAGTAAATAATATTATTAATGATTTAAACAGTAAACATGCCTCAAATAATCAAAGGAGACCTCCTCAACAGGGGCCTCCTCAACAGGGACCTCCTCAACAGGTCCTTCCTCAACAGGCCCCTCCTCAACAGGGACCCCTCAACAGCCCCCCCCCTCAACAGGGTCCTCCTCAGCGCCCCCCTCAAATGTCTCAAGAAGAATATAATTTTCATATGATGGAACAAAGGAAGAGAATGATGATGGAACAAGAAAAAATACTCCAACAACAGAATATGTTAAAGTCTCAACAAGAAGAAAAAGAAGAATTACCTCCAGAAGATATCTTTACTAATATTAAAGCACAGAGTAAAAATATAATTATAGTAATAATATTATCATTTTTATTAAATTTAGATGTTACAAATGATATTATTAAATCATTAAATATATCTTTTTTATTAAATGAAGCCGGTGATGTAAATATTCAGGGATTATTATTAAAATCAATATTTGTAGGTATATGTTATTATTTAGTAACATTTTTTATGAAAGATTAAGATTTTCTTCTAATTTTCTATAACATTTATTAATGGTAACTTCAGATATTTTACATATTTCTGAGATATATTTTTTAGTAATTTTAAGATTATTATTTTTGATATAAAGATATATACAACCTGCAGCCATTGATGGTGGTGTATTATCGTTAACAAGATGTTTTTCTTTACTTTTTTGAGATATTAATTTAATTTTTTCTACATGATTAATATCTATATTTAACTTGTGACAAAATCTTTCAATAAAATCATCTAAAGATACTATATTAGTATTATGTAATCTTGTTTTATAATAATTATCTTTATGCATAAGTTCTTGAACATTTTTACATCCTTTAGTTACTATAGCAATTTTAATATTAAAGAATTGTGATATTTCTTGAGTACTTCTTGGAACATTGCATTCTTTACAGGCGAAATAAACACATGCAGCAATAATTCCTTTTCTATTATTTCCTCTGGATATTTTAGATGAAGAAACTATATTATAAATTGAGCAAGAAGTTTCAGATATAATTTGTGGAATATCATTTTCTGAACAGATTCTTTTAATATCTGAAAATATTTTATACAAACTTCTTTCTTTATAGGGCATTTCATTCCATTTTTGATACTTTTTAATACGATACATATTACTACCCTTTCCATTTAAAGCTACACAAGATCCAATTGATGATTTGGGTAATAAAGAATTGATTGGTAATCCACATCTGGTTGTATTCGTGCTTGATTTTCCATAGTTTTTCCACTCTGGATTCTCAAGAATATTAGATATAATTTTATTACATTTAGAACAAATTATAGATCCATCATAATCTGTGTGATTATTTTTATCATCGCAACATGTATCTATATTTTCTTCTTTATTTTCTTTAACATATTTAAAAGATTCAAAACATTCATCAAAGTTTTCCATAACAATTATTTGGTGGGTTTAGTTTTTAAGTATTTTATCAAATTTAATAATATGTTATTTTGTGAGATATTATCCGGATTATGGATATCTGATATTGAAATGTTAAATAAAGATGAGTTTTTAAAAGATAATCTAATTACAATAGTAATAAATTGTACAATTGACCATAATTTTCCAAATGTAAAGAATAAGCTAAGATTTCCAATATCGCCAATGTTTCATGAAAATGATCTAATTTTGTTTAAAAATAATATTAATAAAATATTAGATTATATTCATTCAAATATTGATACTAATAATATTCTTGTATGTTGTTATGATGGTATAAATATTTCTACTTTAATTATAGGATTATATATAAAAAAATATTGTCAAAATATACCATTATCAGATATACCAAAGATAATTTCATCTAAAAATACAAACTTAATCATTCCTTATGATTTGTCTATATTTAAAATATAATACTGATTTAGATATTTTTTCACTTTTAGATATTATATCAAGCAATTTCATATTTTGATATTTTAAAAGAATATTTAATTCTTCTTTTTCAGACATATCAAACCATTGTAATTTTATACCATCTTTATATAATGGTCTTTCTTCAAAATAATCTCCAAATAATAATTTACCATGTTTTTTAATCATTTTATCATGGACTTTACAATAATTCCCAACACATTTTAGATTTGTACATTTTGTTCCTCTATGATTATTCCAAACACGTGCATTACATGTAGAAGAAATAATTTGCTCTTTTTCAAATATATCATCACATTTTAATTTAGATAATTTTAAGTTTATTAGATCTTCATTATCTGGAAACTCTTTCAATAATTCGATCTTCATCTTTTTTTTCATTGCCAAAAATACATCCATTTACTATTTCTTCGACTATAGATTGAATAATTTTTTCTTTGAAATAATTATCAATCAAATTTAAAATATTCATATAATCATTTAATTCAAGATCTCTATATTTTTCCTTTAATTTAAGATAAAGTATATCATCATTTATGTTAGAAATATTTCTTCTTTTAATATAATATGGATTTGCTATTAATCTATACATTTATAATATATATTATAGGATAATTAATATAATTTTTATTTTTAATCTTAGATATCCATAAATATATTCTTTTATCTTTATTATTTAAATGATGTATATCTTTTGTATAATATAATTTTATATAATATTTATTATCTTTAGAAAAGCAAAACGATTTATATTTATTTATTTTTTCTTTTATTTTTTCATTTAAATTATAAATAATATCATAATCATCTTTTATGATTTCTAAATAGAGAATATTATTAATAATTTCATAATTTATATAATCAACCTTTAAATTGATTCCATATAATGTTACAAAATCTGTTATATATCTGATATTAAAGACTTGTTTTTTATAATAAGATATAGCTATATTATCATAATTAATATTTTTGATAAATAAATAACCCATATTATTTAAGATTTAAAAATAATAGATAATTAACTGATGATAGATAATTTATTAAATAGAAATGATAAACCAAATATTATATTTTATGGAAACTCACAATTAAATATTATAAATGATATTCAAAAGCATCTTAATTTTGATATTAAAAAAGGAAATATGAATCTTAAAGGGATTGATGTAATCAAAAATAAAAATATCTATTTATTTCAAATAAATCTCATTAAATCTAATAATTATAATGATTTTAATTCAATTTTATTAGAGATAATAAGTAGTAAAGATTATTATTATAAATTTAGAAAAACAATCATATTAACCGATTTTGATAAAATTCAAGAAAATATTCAACTATTATTAAGAGTATATATAGAAAAATATTCTGAATCTTGCTCATTCATTTTTATTACGAAAAAATTAAATTATATTATAGAACCATTAAGAAGTCGTAGTTTATGCATTCGAATTAAAAATGATTACGAATCAATAAAAATCAATTTTAATGATAAACAAATTATTAAATTACCATTAAATATTTTTATAGATAAAATATTAATAATCTATAAATCTCCATTTTCTTCTAAAAATATTGCAAAAATTAAAGATCTAATTAAAAAGTTCGCTTTATTACATTTAGATTCAATGATATTTAATTATAATATTATTAATTTTATATGTTATTTAGAAATAAGTAATCAATTAAAGTACAAAATTATTAAATATATAAGTAAATTAGAACATAAATTCACTAAATCATATAGAGATATTATTTACTATGAATTATTATTTATATATATATATTCTTTAATTGATGGATTATTATAAAATATTAGGTGTTAAAAAAACAGCAACAACCGAAGAAATAAAGAAAAAATATTACAATCTATCAAAAAAGTATCATCCAGATAAAAATAAAAACAATAAAGAATATGAAGAAAAGTTTAAAGAAATATCAGAAGCATATGAAATATTATCTGATCCTCAAAAAAGATTACAATATAATATTAATAATAATTATGAAAATTTTACATTTACATTTACTGAACAAGAAATTAATATGATGTATAATTATTATTCTAAAATAAAAGATTCGATTGAGTTTAAATTTTTATATAAATTATTTATGTCTTTTAAAAAGAGAAATAAAAGAAAATCTAAATCTTTAATATCATTAGAAAATATAAAGTTTATAGATATATCTAAATTATATGAAAATTATACAATTAACCTTTCATGTGATATATATGATATTTATAACAATAAATTAAAAATTATTATAATATTTACAAATAAATATCCAATATTTTTATATATTTATAATAATTTAAGCTCATATATAATTATCAATAATAATTATATTATAAGAGTTATCGTTTCTATTAAATCATCATCATATACGTTGATAAATGATGATTTACATTATGAAAAAGAAATAGATCTATATGAATATTATTATGGTGCTCAATTTACTATGATTCTACCTGATAGTAGAAAAATAAATTGTATTGCAAGTGATATTCATAAAAAGAAGTTTTCAATTCTTAAATCATTTGGATTGAAAGATTGTTTCGGAAAAAGACAAAATATTTATATAGATTATAAAATAACATTTAAAGATATTGATTCAAAATACCGAATTAAAATGAAAGAAATATTTCATTCAAAATCATATATTAATTATGATGATTATTATAAAATATAATATATATTATATGATATTTTCTAAAGAAACAGAAGAATTATTTAAACATTATGATATAAATGATGAACTTTTTAAAAATGCTGAAGTTAATAAATTATTTCATTTTTTAAATAATGTAAAATCAAGTTATACATCTTTAAATATTGAGCAAATGCGTTTAAAATCGATACATATTCCTGAATATGTGCAAGATAATATTCCGGAAATATCAGATGAAATAAAACAAATGTATGAATATACACATATTTCATTCAAAACCAGTATCTCTGATGTAAATGTATCCGTATTTTCCAAAGAAGTTGCATCAACTTTAACAATCAATTCTTTAATCTATATAATCAGTTTTATTGCAAATATTTCTAATCATAATATTACAAATCTAAACATAAATATTTATTTAAGTGATCATAAAAAAATTATGAATTACCCATACTTAAAGAAAGTGAATATTAATTCAGGATATTGTAAGTTTATAAGCGATACACAATCCGATATAATGATTTATAGAAGTGAAGAACTACTTAAAGTTACAATACATGAACTAATTCACGGTTTTAGATATGATTATGCCGGAAGTAGATATGATTCAAATGAATTAATTCATAAATATATTAAAAACTATAAAATTAGTGTAGATCAAATATTATCTAATGAAGCTTATACAGAAATATGGGCAAATATAATACATAGCTATTTACTATCTAAATTATTTAATAAGAGAAAATTAATATTTATTATACTATTATCATATGAAAAATTATTTTCAATGATACAAGCTTCTAAAATCCTAAAATTAATAAAAGATAAAAATTATGAAATAAATCGATATACTGCAGTTCTATCTTATTTTATAATTAGAGCCGAAATATATACACAATTATCAAGATTTTTGCATTTATGCAAGCATTCAAATCAAAAATATATCAACGTTAAATATCCAAATAACATTATAAACTTTTTATCTTCACTACCAAAATATAAATATCATTTTACTGTTACACAATCTCTACAACATACTTCAAGAATGTCTGGATTTAGTATAATTACTTAAGCAGTCGGATATACACCATCCTTATTAGGGAAATGAACCTTCATGTACTTCTGAAGATTGAAGAAAGATACCTCATCACCCTTCTTTAGTCGGAGCAACTTTGTCAGTGCCTTATCCGGATTAATCTTGCGTCGATCAGAATCCAACTGAAGATTATGCTTGCGACAATATGCGTTAATCTCCTTAGTAACCTCAGTCCTGGCAATCATCTTATCCTTCTCAAGACCCAAAAAGGCACGGAGCTCATCCGATACAGGTCCAGGCTTTGCGAAACCACTCGGACCACGACTGGGATCAGCCGGTCGGCGACGACGTCCGCGAAGCTTCTTCAAATTACCCTTATGCTCACGATGTACCGTCTTCTCAAGGCGAACCACGCGAGACTTAAGCTCACGGAGAACATTAATCTGAGCATCAAGTGCCTCTACCACTGCAGAAAACTCATCCACATATGGAGTCTCATTCACTACCTCCTCTTGAGTAACAACTTCATCAGATACAGGTGGAGTAACCGGCTTCTCAACCTTTGGGGTCTCAACACTCTTTGCCTGCTTTCCCTTTGTTTGCTTAGTTCTTGCCATTATATCTTATATTTACTTTTTATTTATCCTTTTCAACCGCACTTCTTATTTTATATACTTACTATACATAACATTACTTTAAGTAACTTTGTTCTATTTCAAATTTATTAAACAAAACTTAACCAATTATGAGTATTATAACATTCCTGATTTACACTTCCTAATCCAATGATAAAAAATAAATAACCCAATTTTACATCAGAACCACTTTCAAACTTTATTACTTCATTTAATATTATACTTAATAAATCTTCACGAGATAATCTATTAAGAGTTTCATTTGTCATTCTAAATAATACACCATGTGGTGGTACCATTGATTTCTTTTTATTAATATTAAGAGATGCTCTATAATTCCAAATATCTTCCATATTTCTATATAATTTAATTAACAAATATTTGTTTAATCCCATAAACCATTCAATTGAACAACTATGCCCTATATTTTCAATTCTTATAAATAAATCTACACATTTTTGTTTTATGTGATCAATTATATAATTATTACTATTATCTATTATATTACTATATTCCCTTTCTTTTTTTAGCTTTTTTACAATATCATGTATTTCTTTGATTTTTTTATCCGGTATTTCTTCCATTGTATATGGATTATTTTTACTTTTTTCCAGTAATTTATATAATGATCTAATATCAAATCCCCATTTAAATCCACTTTTATCTTTATAACTATAATAATATTTTTCATCAATATCAATTAAAGGATCATATGTATAAAAATCTTCATGATTCTTACAATCTTTTCTTAATTTTTTCAATATATTTTTCATTCTAAATAGAGACTGTATTTTAGTTATTTCTTTATTATTATCTTTATAATTACCTAAAGATTCTTTCAATTTTAAAACTCTCTCAAAATAATATAATTTTGGACTACTTTTAATATCATCAAAATATCTATTGTGATAATCTACTAAATCCTTTTTTAAATAATCAGAACATTTACAAGTAAAATTAAAGATGTTTATCTTTCCATCAACCTTTAAATAATTTTCTCGATGTTTATAGCAATATTTGCCATATTTTGCTTTTCCTTTACATTCTTCAATAAAAACACATTTAGACATTATATTTCTAATTTATATAAATATTTCTTCAGATTATAAATATTATATTGCCCATATTTCTTAAATAATTTAAACATCATAATTAATATTATTATCTTTCACGATACAATCTTGAATAAATACCAAATTTGAATTTGGGTATATTTTTTAATTATAAATTAAATAAAGAGAGTAGAGAAACAACAAAACAACAACACCGCTAAACAGACACTAGAAACAACTCTTGCAAAGCACAACACTAGCAAAGCACAACACCAGAAACAACACTAACAAACCCAAAAACTTTAAAAGTATGAGCATCACACCACTCAAGCCATCCTCTATCGATATCAAGAAGATCGCATTTTCTGACCCCAAGTCACTCGATAGTGGCGCCAAGCTTATCTACATGAATTACGGTCGTAGTCCAATTTACGTACAAACTCCCGAGTTTGAGATTCCGTTCGATACAGGGGCATTTTATGAAGATAAGCCTGGTACAGGAAAGTATGCTATTAAGGTATCCCTTACTGGTCACGATTCTGATCCTAAGGTTAAGGAGTTTCATGACATGCTAGCCAGACTAGACGAACATTTGGTTGAAGCGGCTTCAAAGAATGGCCCTCAATGGTTTAAGAAGAAGCAACTTTCATCTGAAGTAGCTAAGGAGCTATATACCAAGATGCTTCGAGTATCAGTTGATGAAGATGGAGAACCAGACGGGCGTTATCCACCATCCTTTGCCTTTAAGATTGTAAAGAGGGATGGAAAGGTCCATTGTAAGGTATTTGATGAAGACCATAATGAAATTAATGTAGATTCTACTGAAGGTGAAGATCAACCACTTGATTTGGAAACCGCATTCAAGAAGAACACAAAGGTTAAGATGTTGCTTAAGTGTAATGGTATTTGGATCGCTTCAGGTAAGTTTGGTTATACATGGAGAGCCGAACAAATCCGGATTAAGATGCCAGCATCATTTGATAATTATGCCTTCCTACCTTCAGATGATGAAGAAGAACTTCCGGAGGGTGATGTATCAACCTCTCCGTACTTCAGCAGCATTAAGCCTGCTGAACCAAAGAAGGATCTAATTGAAAGTTCAGAAGATGATACATCTAATGTATCATCTGAGAGTGATAATGAAGAAGTAGTTGTTAAGAAGCCACGAAAAGGTAGTAAGAAGTAAACAGTAATAATTTAATCAAAAATAATTTAATCAAACTGAATAATTGTACCTTGAATATTCTTATTTAAACCCCTTGTAATAGATTTAGATAATTCTTTTCTTTTACAATTTATATCTTTTTTATTGTTTTTTAATGAGATATTCATATCAGATTCAACTATTTCTTTTTTATCTAAAATATATTCTAATACACGATTATTTATAGCCCATTTAAAAAAGTTTAGTTGACCAATTGTAGTATCAATGCATTTTATATTATCATAATTATCTACATATTTAAACTCAATCCTTTCTCTCCTACAAAATGGATCAAATCTACGCTTCGAATATGCCTTTAATTGAGCCTTATATGAATGATATACATTAAATCTTTTAATGAACATATCTGTCCTTTTCAAAGTAAAATTATCATCATTATCTTTAAAAATATAATATTCTATATTGTTTTTTTTTGAATAATTTGTTATAAACCAATCAATTAATCGCAATGATAATTCTGTATTATTTTCAATTATAGAAAGCATTTCATTCCTATTTTTTTTCTTTGAATAAAACCCCTTTAAAGAATTATATAATAAATCATTAGAACTCATTATTCTTCAAATAATTCATTTCTTTAAATAGTTATGTAAAAACTCTATAAATGGTTTGATAAAATTTAGAAGCCATTTTCAAATCTGGAAATATTTCCGAATACTCTTTTTTCATCATATTTTTTCTATTTTTTGAAGATCTCTTATTTGAATATATAATCACTTCATTATCTTTTTGTATGATACGAAACTTTTTACCATTACTATTTATATAAAAACTCTTTACCATTTTACTATATCCCCCTTTCTGATTTTTTCCAAAAAATCGTCTCATAATTTCTCTTTGCTGTTTTGGTGTATATTGTTTTCTATCAGCATATCTTGGACCCTTTCTAACTGCATTCTTTTTTAAAAATTTGCTATAATCTTCCCATGTTTTATTAAACTCATCTAAACATTTTTTCTTTTTATTTTTATTATTCTTAGCTGTTTTTTCACATTTGTTTAAACGTTGAGAGTTCTTTATTTGTAATTTTGTTAATATTTTTTTACTCACCCCCTTCTGATTGTTCTTCTTTCTACAAGAATTAGTTTTTCTATCCCATACTTTACCATGAACTTTACAAAATCTTCTTGCTCCTCTTTCATAAGCCGCAATACTACAATTATGACATATTTCATCTACATCTAATTTACCATTTTTCTTCATTATTGGACCAAAATATCCCTGATTTTTTTCATAATCTTGAGAATGTCTTGTACCCCCTTTCTGTTCTTTCTTTTTTCTTTTTTTTATCTTCTTCGTTTTCTTATCTTTCATCTTTTTTGCCGCAACAACTCCAGCACTTGTTACCGCACTCACACCAATCATTGTAGATAATGATGGTATAGAAGAAACCGCCGCAGCTGTACACGGCATACATGCTGCCGCAGCCGGTAATACTCCACCCTTTTGATTCACCATAATATTATATATATATATTTATATAGATAATGGAAAATTGGGTATTCTATGCTTTAA